TAAATGGCAAGCTGAACTAGAAGTTAAACTACGTTCAGAAGCCATTGGACAAATGAAAGTACATGCCAAGCAACCCGGAGGCACTGCTGCTGCTAAATGGCTTGCTGATAAAGGCTATGCTGAAGAGACTGCTAAAAAGCCTGTAGGACGGCCTAAGAAAGAGGAAGAGGTAGTTACCCCTTCTATGGGTCGCATTGCGGGCGATATGGCTCGTTTAGGCATTGTTGTAGGGGGTAAGAAGTAATGCCATACATGACTAATGGTAAGCGTGATTATAAAAAGCAATACGAAAAGTATGATGGCAAAGACGATGTTAAGAAAGATCGTGCCAAACGCAACGGTGCTCGTCGTATGCTAGAGCGTGAAGGCCGTGTTTCTAAAGGAGATGGTAATGATGTTGATCATAAAACACCACTTAGCAAAGGTGGTAGCAACGCTAAGAAAAACTTACGAGTTCGTTCTGCATCAGCTAACAAAAGTTTTGCACGTACTAAAACGGGGAAAATGAAGTGAAAAAGAAAGCTTCTAAATCTAAAGTTAACGAAGCTGGTGTGTACACTAAACCAACTATGCGTAAAGCTTTATTTGAAAAGATTAAAGCTGGTAGCAAAGGGGGAGATCCCGGCGAATGGTCTGCTCGTAAAGCACAACTTCTTGCGCGTGAATACAAATCCAAGGGTGGTGGATACAAGTCATGAAAAACCCACAACAATCTTTAAAAGAATGGACTGCTCAAAAGTGGCGTACGTCTGACGGTAAGCCTTCCAAAGGTAAGAAGCGTTATCTACCTGATGCTGCTTGGAGTGCACTATCTCCTGCTGAAAAAGCTGCTACTAATAAGGCTAAAGCAAAAGGAAACGCTAAGGGCAAACAGTTTGTTTCTCAACCAAAAAAGATTACTGCTAAAACAGCTAAATACCGATAAGGAATATTATGGCAGCAGGAATGAAACATTATTTTAAAGATGGTAAAGAATACAAAGGCCCAACACACAAAGATGCTTCTGGTAAATTAATGACTGGAGCAAAACATACTGCGGCTAGTAAAAATTTATTTCATAAAAAAGACTTGCCAAGTGTAGCTAAAAAGAAAGGTAAGTAATGGCTAAAGATCCTCGACTAGAACGTGCAGGTGTAGCAGGTTTTAACAAACCTAAACGCACTCCTAGCCATCCTACTAAATCCCACGTAGTTGTTGCTAAACAGGGCGATCAAGTAAAAACCATTCGATTTGGTCAACAAGGCGTATCAGGCAGTCCTAAAAAAGAAGGTGAGTCTGAAAGCTATCGCAAGCGTCGTGAATCTTTTAAAGCACGACACGCTAGTAACATCTCTAAAGGTAAAATGAGCGCAGCTTATTGGGCAGATAAAGTTAAGTGGTAATGACTGAAAAAGAAATGGTAAAGCAAGCGGCAGAAGCTGACTTGCTTACTTTTATTAAACTAGTTGCTCCGCATCGTGTGCTTGGTGCAGTGCACGAAGAGTTGTGTGCATGGTGGCAACGAGAAGATGCCAAAGACAACCAGCTTGTGTTGCTTCCACGCGATCACCAGAAGTCAGCAATGATTGCCTATCGTGTGGCACACCACATTACTAAACATCCCGAAGCTACCGTACTGTATGTGTCTGCAACTGCTAACTTAGCTGAAAAACAGTTAAAAGCAGTTAAAGACATTTTACTGTCTGATATTTACCGTTTCTATTGGCCCGAGATGGTCAATGAACTAGAAGGTAAACGCGAACGTTGGGCTGTGGATGAGATTAGCGTAGATCACCCTAAACGCAAAGCAGAAGGCATTCGTGATGCCACCGTGAAGGCTGCAGGTATTACAGCTAACGTAACGGGTCTACACTGCTCTGTTGCTGTATTGGATGACGTAGTGGTGCCTGACAACGCTTACACGCAACTAGGGCGTGAGCAGGTACGAGCATTCTACTCACAGCTTTCTTCCATTGAATCTACAGGTGCAAAAGAATGGGCCGTTGGTACTCGGTACCATCCCGGTGATTTGTACAAAGATATGATGGAAATGACTGAGACATACTTTGACGAAGTAACCGACGACGAAGTAGAGTTAGAAGTATATGAAGTGTTTGAGCGTACTGTAGAAACTAATGGTGAATTCCTTTGGCCTAAACAGCGTCGTACAGATGGTAAAACATTTGGATTTGATGCAAAAGAACTAGCACGTAAAAAAGCTAAATATCTCGACATTACTCAGTTCTACGCTCAATATTATAACAACCCTAACGCTGTGGAAACACAGCTTATTGATCGTAGTAGGTTTAATTATTATGAGCGCGATAAAATCGAGAACTTTAGCGGTGCTTGGTATTTTGGTGACAAACTTTTGCATGTGTATGCAGCAATGGATTTTGCGTACACAGTTAACCATAGTTCAGATTATACCGTTATTGCCGTAGTTGGCGTAGACGAAGATAATAATTATTACGTACTAGATATTGACCGCTTTAAGACAAACAAGATTTCTGTTATGTATGATCGAGCAGAAACCGTATTTAGAAAATGGCGGTTTAAGAAGTTACGTTGTGAAGTTGTTGCAGCGCAGCGATTAATCGTTTCACAGTTTAAAGACTATATGCGTAGTCAAAACATTGTATTTACAGTGGAAGAATATAATCCTCCTCGTAATATGAGTAAGACTGAGCGTATTGCAGCTATTCTAGAACCACGTTATAACAATAACCAAATTTGGCACTATAAAGGTGGTAACTGTCAGATTCTAGAAGAAGAACTTATTATGAACAATCCCGAGCATGACGACGTAAAGGATGCTTTGGCTTCATGTGTAGAAATTTGTAAGTCTCCGTTGTCTAGTCGGACATGGGGTAAAAAATCAAACGTAGTTGCTTTTAATTCTAAATTTGGTGGCGTAGCCTACTAAGAGGAAAATATGAACGAAAACATTCAAGTGTCTTTTGAAGACGACAGCCTAGCCAACAAAATTGCAGATATGTGGGTACGTTGGGATAACGCTCGTAACGTATGGAAAAGCGATCAGCAAGAACTACGTAACTATCTGTTTGCAACAGACACACGTAAAACTAGTAACAGCAAACTACCGTGGAAGAACTCCACTGTTACGCCTAAACTTACTCAGATTCGGGACAACCTGCATGCAAACTACATGGCAGCACTGTTCCCCTCTGAGAATTGGTTTTTCTGGGAAGCTACTGACAAAAGCCCTGAGCTTACCAAAAAGCGTTATGCCATTACTAACTACCTAAAACAGAAACTAAAAGCATCTAACTTTCAGCTTCTTGTTTCACAACTAGTGTATGACTACATTGACTTTGGTAACGTAGTTGTTACTTATGACTATGTACGCGACGTAATTAGCGATAATACAGGTAACGTAGTAAGCCGCTATGTTGGCCCAAAAGCCTATCGCATTAATCCTACTGACCTAGTGTTTAACCCACTAGCAGAAACGTTTGATAAGACTCCTGTCGTTCGCCGTATGCTAAAAAGCGTTGGCGACTTAATGACTGACGTAGAAACCAAACCTGCACTAAACTACAACAAGGCAGTGCTTAACAAGGCAATGGCATTCCGTCAAAACTACCGTGATGACCCTGAGTTCAAAAAAGAACTTAACATGGCTATCGACGGTTTTGGTAGTGCTGACGAGTATCTAGATAGCGACATGGTGGAACTACTAGAGTTCTGGGGCGACATTTATGATCCCGACACTAAACAACTACTGCGTAACCAACTAGTCACCGTCATTGACCGTAAGTGGGTTCTTCGTAAGCAACCTAATCCGATGTGGACAGGCAGCAAGCCTATGTTCCATTGCGGCTGGCGGCTACGCACAGACAACCTATGGGCACAGGGGCCACTAGACCAACTAGTAGGCATGCAATATCGTATTGACCATCTAGAAAACCTGAAGGCAGACGTGTTTGACCTGATTGCCTATCCAGTAATGGTAGTAAAAGGTTCTACTGTTGAGGAGTTTGAGTACGAACCCGGTGCCACTGTGTTTGTGGGAGATGAGGGTGGTTTAGAGTTTTTACGTCCAGATGCAACTGCTTTGCAAGCAGATATGCAAATTAACGAACTTATGAACCGGATGGAAGAGCTAGCTGGTGCACCTAAGCAAGCTATGGGTATCCGTACTCCCGGTGAGAAAACCAAGTATGAAGTGCAAAGCCTTGAGAATGCTGCTGGTCGTATCTTCCAAAGCAAAGTAAGCTGGTTTGAGCGTAACATTCTAGAACCCCTACTTAACGGTATGCTAGCCGAATCTATTCGCAATTTTGAGGGCGTAGAGCGCATTCGCACTGTGGATGAGGACTATGGTACGGAAGCTTTCGTTGAGGTCACCAAGGACGATCTAATGGCTGCTGGCAAGATCTATCCTATTGGTGCACGTCACTTTGGTGAGCAAGCACGGTTTATTCAGGAACTGAACCAGACAATGGTTGCTGTACAAGCCATTCCAACCGTAGCAGCACACATCAGTGGTAAGGCAATTGCCAAGGCATTAGAAGAGAACTTAGGTTGGCAGAACTACAAGATTGTGCAGGATAATGCAATGATCTTTGAACAAGCTGAAACCCAGCGTCTGATGAACCAAGTTTCTGAAGATATTCAGACTGAAGCAACCATTAATCCTGAAGGAGAGATGCCGATGGAGGAAATGCCTCCAGAGGGTGTTGACATGCAGCAACAAATGATGTAAACTAATATATTATTACTAATATAATATATGAATAAACTACTATTAAATAATAAACCTAAAGATAGTACTAATGAAGAGTTTACTAAAGCTTGGAATAACAGTAGTTATGTATTAGAAGCTTTATATAATACTTTAACTACATTAAAAGAAGAAATTACTAGTATTAAGAAAGATGATTTTGACTGTCCTAACCATTACGCTAAACTTGCGTACAATTTAGGACAGATTAAAGCCTATGAGTTTGTTATGTCACTATTGCCTGACACAGCAAAAAAGTGACGTTTTTTAAAAAGCCTACTCTAAGGCTGTCAATTTTTAGGAGTTAAAACGCATGACCAATGCAACAATTTTCGGTGGCGAAGGCGACAATCAAACCACCAACACAGCACCAGCGACAACTGATGCAGGACTATTTACCGCACTTGTCGGTGAAGGTCAAAAATACAAAACCCCCGAAGAGCTAGCAAAAGCATATACTAACGCTGACCAGTTTATTGAAACTCTCAAAGAAGAGAATCGCAAACTACGTGAGCAAGCTGCTTCTGCCAAGACTATTGATGAGGTTTTGGAACGTATGTCAAAACAAAATGTAGCACCAGAGGACGACAACCCTCCTGTCGCAGGTATCACACCTGACGTTGTGCAACAGCTTGTAGAGAAGACGTTAGGGGATCGTGAGGCTGCAAAGTCTAAGACGGATAACTTGCTAAAAGCCGATGCTCTTATGAAAGAGAAGTTTGGTGAGAAGGCTGCAGAGATGTTTAAGCAACGTGCTGCAAATCCTGAAAAAGCAAAGATTCTAATGGAACTAGCTGCTACTGATCCGATTGAATTTGTAAACTTGTTTGGTGGCGCACCTGCTGCACCATCTAATAACATGGATACTGGTTCGATGAATACTACTTCTGTAGCTTCTAATGGCGGTGATCGTAGTAAAATTGTTGGCACTAAAGAGTGGGCAACAAAGGTTCGTAAAGAAGATCCTAAAACCTACTGGTCACAAGATTTCCAATATAAGCTACAACAAACTGTTTCTCAAAACCCCGCCCTATATTTTGGGCAATAAGGAGAATTAAATGGCTGGTGTAGATTTTGCAAAGGTTGATGCAAACCTAGTTCGTGCTGAACTATGGTCTGCTGAACTAAAAGACGTTCTTCAAGAACAACTAATGGGCACACGTTATGTTCGTATGCTCAATGGCTTCCCCGATGGTAACCAGTTTACCATCCCCTCCGTTGGTGAACTACCAATGCGCGAGACTGCCGAACTAACCCCTGTTGTGTATGACTCAATGGACACTGGTGAATTCAACTTCACCATTGACCGTTATGTCGAATCAGCTACCTACATTACCGATAAGGCTAAGCAGGACAGCTACTACGCTCAACAGCTAATCGGCATGTTCCCCACCAAGATGCGTCGTGCTCTAGACGAGAACCTAGAATCTTCTGTTTTCTCTCTAGCTAACCAGCAAACCTCTGGTAACGCTAACGCTATCAACGGTGCTGACCATCGTTTCGTAGCTTCTGGTAGCTCTGCTACTGTTCTGTCTCTATCTGACTTTGCCAAGGCTAAGTACGCTCTAGACAAGGCTCAGGCTGGTGGTACTCGTGTTGCAATCATTGATCCTTCACAGGAATATGTATTCAACACCCTAGTTGGCGCACAAGCCTTCACCAACAACCCTGCTTTCGAGGGTATTGTTCAGGGTGGTTTCGTTAACGAAGTAACCGGCATGCGTTTCATCCGTAACATCTTCGGTTTCGACGTTTATGTTTCCAACTTCCTACCTGCTGCTTCTGAAGCTGCTGGTTCTAGCCTAGGCGGTGTTACCGTTCCTGCTACCCCCACTGTGAACCTGTTCATGTCTGTTGGTGGCGATCTAACCCCCTTCGTTGGTGCCTATCGTCAGCTACCCCGCGTAGAGTACGAGCGTAACAAAGACCTACGTCGTGATGAGTATGTGATGAACGCCCGCTTCGGTCTAAAGCTATATCGTCCTGAGTGTCTGGTGTCTGTTATCACCAAGAACACCATCTAATTGAAAGGAAATAGAAAATGACCCGTGCTTCTTCATGGACTAACGCTGACGGCCTAATCGTAGGCTTTGGCGCTAACATCCCCGAGCGTAACGTTGCTGGTGTATATGAGCATGATGGTGCTGTTAAAGAAGCCCATCTAGCCATTACCTATCAATCCTCTGGTGCTAACATTGAAATTCCAGCTGGCTCTGTTGTGCTAGAAGTGGTAATGAAAGTTGGTACCGCTTGGGCCGGTGGTACTGATGTGCAACTAGGTGACGGTAACGATGCTGATGGCTGGATTTCAGCTACTCAAGGCGCTGTTGCTAACCTAACCACTGGTGCTACTGTTCGCGCTGCTGGTGCATACGCTATCGGTGACGCTGCTACCAACCGTGGTCTAGGCAAGGTTTATGCCTCTGCTGACACCCTAGACGTAGCTTTCACTGGCACTTTCACTGCCGGTACCGCTACCATCGTAGTTCGCTACCTTTAATGTAGCTTGAAGGGAGGGGAACGTGTGTTCCTCTCCTTTTCCTTTTGGAGTAATAGATGGCAACCGTACAACATAGTGCATTAACTGATCCAAACATTCATGAACCAAAAGGAGTTTCCACTGCTGCTAATGGTAAAGTATATGTAGCCAATGGTTCAGGAAGTGGTACTTGGCTGTATCCATCTGGTCACGCTTATGGTGAAATGTACATTACAGCTAGTTCTACAGCACAAACACTTGCAGCCGCCAGTGCAAAAACAAAATTAAATCCAACTGGTGCGTGGACTGCAAACGGTAATCAAGCAGTGACTATAGATGCTACTAATGGACAGATTACAGCACTTCAAGGAGGTATTTACCAACTTGATTTTTGGATTGTATTTGAAACTGCTGCAATTTCAAGTGGCGCAGCATATAACTTTTTTTACGCAATTAATGGTACACCCGGTACACGCAAAGTGTATTCTAAAAAAACATCAAACGGTGTAGACACGATGCATGTTAGTGCTATTGGTTATAGTACACTAGCTGCCAATGACATTCTTTCTATGTATGTAGGTGGTGATGGTACTTCTTCAAGTACAGCCATTACGCCCAAAGAAGCTGGTCTAAGTCTTCTTTTAGTTGATCCCTCATAATTATGGCTAAGCAAACACTTTTACAAATGACGCAGAACATTCTTTCTGCACTTGACAGCGACCCGGTAGATTCTATTGATGAAACAGTAGAGGCTATTCAAGTTGCTGAACTTGTTAAAGAAGCTTACTTTGATCTTATTAGCCAACGTGATTGGCCCTTTTTATTTTTACTAGGTACTTTAGATGGTGTTGGTGATGTAAACAACCCAACTAAGATGAAAATTCCTGATACGTGGAACAAAGTTAAATGGATTAAGTACAATAAAAAAGAAGTACAGTATGCAGATCCAGAGACATTCCACACAATTATTTCTCAACGTGTAGCACAAACTGGCGTTATTAATAGCGCAGGTTACGTCATTAACCAAGACCCTCAATATTGGACTAGCTATGATGACACTTTTATTATTTTTGATGGCTACAATCAAAGTGTTGACAGCACACTACAAGCGTCTAAATCGGCTATCTATGGTACCCGTGAAGCTACTTGGACGCATGTAGATAGTTTTATTCCTAACATTCCTGAAAAGTTCTTCTCAACATTGTTGGCTGAAGCTAAGAGCCAAGCATTCGTAAACCTTAAACAACAAAGCAATGCACGAGAAGAACGTAAGGCAACTCGTGGTCGCATGGCAATGCGTAACGAAAGTTGGCGCAATGAGAATGGTGAAGCTAAGTACAACACAAAGGTGAGTTATGGACGTAAATAAAACTGCATATGACAAAGTGATGGAGAAAGCTGCTGAGAAGAAACAAGCAGCTAAAGAGCGTAAAGAAGAGCGCCAAGAATCAGGCATTATTAACAAGCTGGTAATTGAGATGACACCTGTTGGTCTGTACCAAGCTCGTTACTCAATGCGGGGACAAGTACCTGACGACCTTAAAGGTTTGTTTACTCGTAAGGAGCGTATTCTTACCATTGCAAAAGAAAAAGGTATTGAAGTTGAAAACGCAGCCTAAACAAAAACCAATGCTAAAAGAAGACGCTATGCAGCGTCAACAGCGTTTGGTAAAGCTTGCAGAAGCAGGTGATAGGGCTAAACGTCAATTAGGCATTGCTGAAGAAAAGCCTGACGTTAACAAGCACAAGTGGAAAGGTGTAATGTAACATGGCAGTACAAGCCGCAGTTAAGGATGCGTTTACTTTTGTAGGTGGCCTCAATACTGAAGGCGGCT